CCTCGTAGAGGTCATAACCGATGCGAGACTGGCGCGATCCGACGAACAACACATAGCCCGCCGATGCCCCCTCGAATGTCGCACTGTTGCGCTTGCCGACCATGCTGCGTACGGTCGACGGATCCAATTGGCTGCCCGTGAGCTTCTTGGTAATGGTGATCTCCTGCTGCGGATAGACAACCGTCAGAGGCTCGCCGCCGTTGTCGATCGGCTGCCCCGCGATGTCGCTCTGCGCTGGGTTGTTCAGATTGGCAGGAGCAGGCATCGCTGTGGAACCGTCGATCCGCCACACGTCAAGCAGTTCCGCTCGAGTGGTCAACTCCTTGCGCTCGTAGTTGGCGATGATCTCGAAGTCATTGCCGCGATTGTTGTAGCTGACCGTTGCCACCCAGGTCTTGGCCGCACTGCCTTCGACCACTTGCAGATCGATGTTGGTCAGCGTGGCCCCGGTGATGCCAGCCGTGGCCGTATATGCGGCTCCGAGCGTATATCCAGCAGTCGTGAGCGCCGAGTATGCATCGCCGATGGTGCCGCCGCTGACATCCGTGATGATCAGGCGGAGCGTCGCCGTGCCGCCGTCGTTGGCTAGCTGATGGCCGATAGTTTGGATTCCAACAGTCGCTGGCATACGGTCCTCAATTGATGGTCGACATCATATCGGCGATGTTCTGGTTCAGCTTGCGCAGTTCTGCCGTCTGCGCCTTGGATTCCTGCGCAATCATCGCATCCCAGTCTTGCTTGGTAAAGGGTGATGCGATGGCGACTTTCACAGACCCCAAAGCCGTCGAGAGCGACTCGGTCATGGATTCGCGACGCTGGCGCATTTCGTCTACGCGCTTCCGTGCAGATTCCTCTTCGCGGGCGACACTCTGCTCGAGTTCATCCCGGCGCTGTTCCATAGCAGTCAGTTGTTGCTGCTTCTTCGCGCTCTCAATGCTGTCATACAAGGCCATCAACTTGGCGACCTCGTCGGATTCGATCTTCATCGACTTGAGTCGCTTCTCGAACTGCTCTCGTTCACGCGCAGCCGCAGCCATTGCGCGCTGATCCTCGTTCATGTTGAGATCAGCCAACTGCTCCTTCAACTGCTTCTCGATCTCAAGAGCCTTGTTGGCTGCTTCAAGGGCATTGCGCGTGTCCTGAAGCGATTGGATCTCGTCGATCCTTTCCGGCGTGAATCCAGCCGCAGTCAGTTGATCCCGTTGCCGCTGTCGGAGGATCTCGCTGTAGTCCTCCTCGCTCATCGAGAGCAGATTGATCTGATTGGTGAGATCAGATACGGTCGCCATGTAGCTGCGGTCGATGGCTTGCCGTTCTGCCTTTGCTCGAACATCCTCTTCGATGGCCTGGCGTTGACCAGTCAACGTCTCGAACTCCTGCGCCTGCTCGAATCGCTTGCGAGCAGCTTCGACGGTCGCTTCTTCCAACTGAAGCACCTTCGCCATCTCGGTGATCTGGACGCGAAGCCTATCGGCAGCCTCCGTATCGCCTCTGGCGCGCACAACGGATTCATAGCCGCGCAAATCTGCAAGCTTCTTGAAGGTTGAGAATCGCTGGTCTTCAGCCTTGGCAAGATCCTGGCTGGCCTTGCCGACCACATTCTGGGCGGATGCCAGTTCCGCAAATTGAGCCTGTGCTCGACGCACCTCATCGGCCGGGAGATCGCTTCCGGCCACGATGGCCTCGAGCTGGACAACCTTGCTCATCTCGGCTGTCCGCTTTTCCTGTTCCGCTGCGGCGGCCGACATGGCCTTCAGTGCTGTTTGCGCCTCTTCGGCGGACTTCTTGATCCGTTCGATCTGCGCTGCGTAAGCAGCCGCCTGTTCCACGGCATCCTGCTTGAAAATCTGATAGACCGCGTACGCCACGCCGCCGGCCAACGTCAGAGCGATTCCCAGCGGTGTCAGCAGAGCCGCGGCCATAGCCTTGCCAACGGAGAGCAGCGCAACGCCCATTGCCTTGAAGCCGGAAACGATTGCCGGGATGCTCTTGGTGCCGAGTTGCAGGAAAGAGGTGACTGGCGACAGTACCTCCGGCGATACCCCGATCTTTCCCAAGGCTTGCTGCAAGGCTATAACGCCCTTCGTAGCCTTGCGGAAGTTCGCGTCCGCGCCAGCCGAGAACAGATCAAGGGACTTCGTGGCTCCTTCGAGCTCCGTCCTGTCCACCTTGAAGTTGACCATGAGATCGCCGACAACAGCCATCAGGAGCCTCCTGCGAACTTGAGCACCGCCATCATATCAGTTGGCGTTTGCTCCTTGGGTTGATTCAGGAATGGCATGAAATCCGTCACCTTGGCCGGCGGATCCGACGATCGGCGATGCGCGTTGGCATACATACTGGCGAGCATGGCAAAGCCGAAGTCGGTACGCATTCCACCGATCGGCTCGAGGCTGTCGTATGCCAGCCATTCCGACAACTCCGCGGCCGTAAGCCGTTGCTCAAGTTCGCCGACCGTACAGCCGAGTGCGAGCGCCAGGCGGAACATGAAACGCCGCCCCGCCCGCTCGGTCAGTTTCCCGCGAGTGCCTCAACGTCTTTGGCACCCATCCCCGACAACTTCTGGGCAGCGTCGAACAGTGGATCGACGATGCGGGCCGGCAGACCAGCCACGGTCTCGACCTCGGAGTCGGTGAACAGCCGCGTACCGTCCTTGTCGCACAGCGCACGAACCAGCAGGCGCGCACGCAGGTTGACGAAGTTCATCTCCTTGTTCGGACCCTTGCCGACGAAGCACGCCGCCTCAAAGGCATCACGTTCGCCGGCGGTCAGACCTCGAAGGTAGAACGGTTCAGCAATGCCGGCAACGACAATCTGCTCGACTGGCAACGTTGCCACGAGCTTCAGGATGGATTCGCGATTCATGTGATGGTCAGTTCGTCCAGGTCAGACTGCCAGTGATGCGCAGGGTGACGCTGGCCTGAACAATACCGTCGACCGCTGCGCTGACGTTCAAGGACGTTACATAGGCGGAGAAGGTCACATAGGTGGCCGCGCTTCCGGTCGTGTCGCCTCCGAAGAGCAGTCGCCACGAAGCAGAATCTACGAGGTCGCCACCACTCTTGTACAAGACCGGTCGCAGATAGTACTGCGCATCGGTTGTGGAGCCGCCAACCGACTCAAACATATAGATCGACAACGAGATGGTGCCGTTTTCGCGTATGCCGACCGCCGCGGTCTTCGATGTTGTGCCGAGGGAACTGGTGTCAAGTTCGGCGACGCTTATGCCGTTCACCGAAATCGACGTGACATCTCCGAGCGATGCGTAGCTAGTATTCGGCAGTTGGACCTGAAGGGTTGTCTTCTGTGCTGCGTATGCCATGTATCAGCCCGTCCAGGTGATTGCGCCAGCGATACGGATCGTGATCGACGCCTGAATGACTGCATCGATGCCTGCACTCACATTCAGCGATGTCACATAACCAGTGAACGCTGCCGTGCTGCCAACTCCAGCGGCTCCGAAGCGGAGGGTGAACTTTCGACCATCCGCAGCTGTAGCACCAGCCGCGAAGTTCTTGGGCTCTAGGTAGGTCAGAAGACCACTGCTGCTATCCATGAGGTACATCGAAGCGTTGATCGTCCCATTGTCGACCACGCCAACCTTTGCGGTGCGGCTTGTGTCACCGATGCCCGTTGTGTCAATTTCTGCAACGCTAATGCCATTCATCGAGACATTGATCACCTCGGCGACATCGGTGTCGACAGTGCCACCGGAACCAGCGGTGCTAGCAACTCGAAGAAGGCTACCAGTTCCAACGTATGCCATATCAGTTGCTCCAGGTGATTGCGCCAGTGATACGGATGTTCACGCTGCTGGTCACGGCTGCATCGTTCTGCGCCGAGATCGACACACTCGTGATGAATCCGCTGAAACTGGCAGTGATGTAGGTGCCGCTCGAATTGCCCCAAGTGATCACGAATGCATCAGCCGTGCCTTGTGCTGTGGTTGGAACGAGCGCATCGATGCCGCTCGAGTAATTGGATGGCGTGAACACCTCGAGCGAGATCGTGCCGGCCGCTTCGCTGCCAGTCTTGAATGACTTGACGGAGTCCGTCAGAGTGGTTACATCGATTTCAGCCAGGCTGCTGCCGCCGAGCGAGATGCTGGTCACCTCGCCAATGGCGGTCCCGCCCTTCGTGATCGTCGTGCCGTAGCTTGAGAATGCCATGCCGTGTCCTCGTTAGTTGGAGTGAATGCAAGTTACCTCAACCGACGCGATGAACAAACCGTAGGTAGCACCGTCGGGTGGAGGTTCGTAGGTTGTCTGAATGCTGCTGACCTTGGTGCTTTGGACATTGATCTTGACCGTAGCGCCGCTCGTGAACACCTGCGACCAGTCTTGGAAGGCATCCTGAACGACGCGCGCGAGCTGAATCGCGTCCTTCTTCGTGTCCCCCAGACAATCGATTGAAACCACGGATCGGATCAGGCTGGGGATGCCCGAAAGCACCTGATAGGGATTGCTGGTCATCAACTCGTAGACCAGGCAGGGACGTTGCTGGCCGTCAAATCGAACTTCCGGGAACACCCGCGGACTGGCGGCTCCGCCGATCAGGTCGTAGATCGGCTTGGTAGTCGTTGCCTTGGTAAAGATGGCCGTCTCGATCGACCAGGTGTCTTGCGGCATTACGCTGCCTTCCTTCCGTCGAGTTTAAGGAGCGCATTGAAGTAGAGGCGATAGGCACGCAGGAAGGCGGCATCCTGCATCGCCTTGAACACTCGCTTCGCCAAGAAGCGGCCTCGCACCTTCTTGCCCGGCGGAGCCTTCTCTCGCCAGTAGTTGGTCAGCCTATGACCCCGCTCGATCAATCGACCGTAGAAGCTCCCGCTCTTGCCCGTGGCTAGGATGCGAGCCCCTTCGTACCGCGCTGACTGGAGACTGCCGAGCGGGACGATGCGCAGTGATCGTGCCCAAGAACGGCGAGCGTGACCAGGCGATGCCCGCAAGCCGGCGAGCGGCCAATTGCGGTGGCCCCGCTTCTTCTTGCGCGAGTACGGAAGGTCGCTCTTGTATTTCGCCGACATGATCTCGCTCGAGATGGCAACCCGGATCGGCTCAAGAACCTCTGCCCCGATCTGGGCAGCCAAATCCCTACCGATCTCCTTCGACAACTTCACATACTGCGCGCGAAGTTCAGCCATCCCAAATACCGCGATCGATCGCTTATCGCCCGGCTTTGCGCGGGGCTGCCTCATGTGATCAACTCCCGCACGGTCAGGTTGATCATCTGTGTCCGCTCATCTGGATCCGAGATGCCATCGATCTCGAATGTTCTCGCCCCGTAGATCAGTCTGGCGGTCACCGGGACGTTCGCCGCCTCCTGCGCTCGAAGGATGATCCGATAGCGTCGCACATGGGTGACGCCATCCTTCTCCATCGTCTCGCTGGCTCCGGCTGCCTCGAGCGAGCCCCATACGATCAGGC